GTATTAGGAAGAAAATACTTCTCTATGTTCTCATAATACTGTGGTAAAAAATCAAGATACTTGTTAGTACCTATAAATGTAATTGCAACTTTCATTAAATTAAATTAAAAGAAAAAATCACACGCATTTTATCATCATAATGAGGAGGAGCCATGTGAAGAACATGAGCAGGGAAGATAATTAAATCACCTTCTTCTACTCGAAAAGATTTAGATACTTTAGTTCCGTTCTCTGAAGGAAAAGGTGGAAAGAATAGTGTACTAGGATGAACATCTGAATCTAGTTTAGCATATAAAACAGCAGAAAAACCAGTAGATCCATGATCATGTGGTGGATGATAATCCCCAGATTTATACTTCTGACACCATAATGTTGCTATATGATTTATTCCATTCTCTTTTAAAAAATCTTCAAGATATGGTGTCAATACCTTCATTAATTCACTATGATATGGAGGTAGTGTGCTATTATAATAATCAGTATAATGTATTCGAGATCCTATATTAGATTGCTTCTGATCATCAGGAACTAAATCTAGTATACGATCTCTATGTTTTTTAGACCAATCTTTTATATTTACTCTATAACCATTAATAGAAAACAAAGGAAAAGTATTAAGCATTAGATTACTTTCCAACCCTCGCAATAGATGTCTTTGGTATCTTTACTATCATTATTAGAACCAGTAAACCACTGAGAAGGTGCTATAACTTGCTTACTATTAGATAACCAGGCACCCCACCAAGAGAAAGAAGAGTTAGCAATGATATGTCCTGAACACAACGTCATCAAACACATATCAACATACCCACTATTACCTTCTGCAATCAAAAATCTATCATCATCAAACAATTCTTGGTCATTACACCACTTAGGATCATCCGAAAAAACAAGAACAGGAACTTCCATTGGAAACTCCTCTAGTGCTTTCTCATAATAGTCAATTCCTAAAGCAGTATGATTTGCATCAGTTATATAATCTGTTCTTCTAATATGTAATGATAGTGGTGGTTCATTAAAGTCATCTATCATTCCCTTACATGGTTCTAATATTGAATCTTTAAACGTAAAATCTTTTTTTATCTCATCCTTAATATGTTTGAAATACTTTTCTGTTTGAAAAAACCCTCTAATATCTACCCAATCAGGACAGGTATTAAAGAGTGCTTCATCGAAAGCAAATGTCTTCTCATTTAGAACAGGACGATTTTTATCAATAAACTGAAGATTTAATTGATGACTTCCTTCCATTGTAAATGGATGAAATAATATATGACCTGCTTTACGTTGATTTATTTCTTGATAATATTCTTCAACACTGCTCCATTCGTTCTCACTTGCTACTGGTGGAAGGCAGTATTGATATCCTTTATTCTTAGCAATACCTTTTAGTGCTGCATATTGGAACATCTGATTTCCTAAACGTCCAAGATATCCCAGTGCATTAAAACCTATCATTATCTAGTTCTAGTTTAATATTTGGGTGGGAGGTTGGGTTTCTGTATTACCAACAAGTAAGGGGCATTGCTACATTAACAGTAGATTTTTACCTCACTATCTACGTCCCGTCTGGTAAGACAGTTCTAGGGACTCCCCTAGCGGCCACCACGCCTGACGCATCACCTTAACCAGCCTTATGCCAGCAAGTTCATTCAGTCACTCCCGTGTTGGGTTCGTCAACTCAACAAATATAGTATGCCATAAAAAAAGGAGGTTGTCAACCCCCTAATATTTTAAATGTTGATTTTGAAATGTTTCTTAATTTCTACAATCAAAGCCTCCAATCTTTCAGATGAACCACCTGCTGGTGCTGCACCACCTGAACGATCTGGATGTGAATCTGCTTGTAGTGCTGCTACTGCTGTTTCCAATGCTTTGAGTCTTCCTTCTACTTCAACATCATACTTAGACATTGATGCTCCACTAGAGGATTTTGCTGCTGTTCCTTTGAATGCCATAATTAACGACTAAACTCTGATTTATTTATCGAACAAGTGATGCTTGGATGTACCAGCATTATCATTCGATATGTTTCCTATACCTGTCTCTTCGGTTTCTTCTAACGTATACTCCCAATCTTCTATCACAGTATTAGAAAGCATTCTATCAGATAGAAGATCCATCTCTTCTCTTGCTATCTCTTCACTCTCTGCATCAAACCAAAAATCAATTGCCTTACCAATCCTCAACAAATGAGGTTTAAGATTGGGAGCAACCATATGTGTATTTTTCATAACTGCATTACCAGCAGCATCAGATACAGACCCTCTTAGTCTGACATGGACAAGTGCTTTAAATCTCATTAGAAGTTTTTGGGATGGGTAGTAACATCACCATGAATCTCACCAATGTCATCAATGTGTGCATGATCAATTTTCTCAATATGCAAATGCTCTAATGCTCCAGCAATTCTTTCTAGAGCATTAGCAATTCGGTTAAACTCTTCACTCATAATTTATATCTCCCACCCTCATCTGTATCGGGTGCTGATGCTTCATCTTTAACATAGCAAGGAACACCAGCAGGGTCAAGCCACTTTGTATATTCAAAGTCTTCCATTGCTTGACTTAACTGCATTCCGTTATCACAGAGATACATATCCTTATATCTCTTTGTATAACGATCTTGTTTCTGAATACGGAAATCTGGTTTACCGTTTTCTAGAGTACCGTTCTCAACGTAACGATAAGGGAATCTTTCAAGTAGTACCATCATTTTGCTTCAACTGAGTGAAGGTCTTCTGCAATTACATCCATTAGTATATCATAATCTTCCAATGGTTCACCTGTAAACTGAACCAATTCCACTCTTTCGTAATATTTTTTAACCTTTTTAAACAACTTTGGATTCTTTACATCCAAATAAATTTCTCTATTAGCAGCAGCCCGAAGGATGCTTATGTCTTTCCTGAACTTTGAAGTAAGCGTCATTGCTTTGAGTTGTTTGCTCTAATAGTATAGTAGATCCAAGTTATCTAGTCAAGCTCCTCCACTGAACAACCTCTTAATTGGTACTTGTCTTATCTTTTCAATAACCTGAACTTGCCTTATCTTATCCACCACATCAGTTTCTACTCTATCAGTAATCTTATCAATAATATTTACATCAAGATGCATGAATGGTGGAATGATTCCTAGAATTCTAAGAAGACCATCAACAAATAATGCAAGACAAGTGAACCCAAGAATCATACTAATAATAGTTGCTTCTCTATTATGCTTTGCCATAGATTCTTCATCTATGCGTCGTGCTTCTTCAACAGCAAACTCAATCATTGAGTCTACTTCTTCTTTGGTATAGCAAATTTGTTTGATGGTTTCTTCAGTCATCGAACCTCGAAGTTTAGTTTGCGTACTTTTCGTTTTCGTCGCTGTTCCTGCCACTGTAAATCCTCTGAAGTAAGGCCGTCTTTTTCCTTTTTCTGATTAGATGTTACCACTACAATACTAGTTAGGTCAACTGCAGTGAACGTATCACCAGTAACTGTTAGCATATTAGGGCATCCACAACTATGTGGACTTTTTACCTCAGTGCCACATTGTTTGCACCTTACTACGATCATTGTCCTTTACCTGATACTTTCCTCATAATCTTTGTCGAATTGCTCTAGTCCTTTGTCTGTTAATATATGCTTATACATTTTCTCAAATACTGCTGGTGGCATCGTAACAATGTCAGCACCATCCGCATAACATCTAGATACACTATGAACATCTCTTAGAGAAGCAGCAAGAACTTCAGTCTTTGTTATATACTGCTTTCTGTATATAGCAGCAATCTCTTTTATAAGGGCAACACCATCAAATGAATTATCCTCTACTCTTCCAACAAAAGGTGAGATATATGCTGCACCTGCTTTTGCTGCAAGGATTGCTTGTGAAGGTGAGAATATAAGAGTAACATTCACTCTTATCTTTTCTGCTGCTAGTTCCTTACAGGCAATAAGACCATCTACAGTACAAGGTACTTTAATGGTTGCCATCTTACCAAACTTTCTATGAAGTCTCTTGCCCTCAGAAATCATATTCTCAGCATTACCAATAACTTCCATACTAAGATCCGTTACACCAATATCCTTAAACTCTTGGTAAACATCTTCATGCTTTCTACCACTCTTACGAATAAGAGTTGGATTAGTTGTTAGACCATCAATAAGACCTGTCTTATAATGTTTACGGACAATATCAGTTTCCGCAGTATCTAAAAAGATTTTCATCTCAGTCAATAAGTTAGTGTAATATTTAGAGTAAAATTAATCAGAAGAATTGTTTAGTTCTTCAATCGACACAATCTCAAGTTCGTCTATCTCATCAAGATCAATCCAATCACCAAACTCAGCATAGAGTGCAATCTTATCACCACACAATTCTGCTTCTTCGATTTTGTCAATTGCCCACTCTCTAGTATGAGCAACGATATCTTCAGTCGTTTTCAATTCCATAATAGTCTTTTCTGAAGTACCTTGAGAGGATGTTGCTATTATAGTACTTTGGTGTTCCGTCGTCAAGTTGCTCTGTAAGAACTCCGTTTGCAAAGAGTTGTCGGGTTTCTTCAAAGTTTGTTTTTCCTTTTGTAGTATGTAGAGATAAGATAGTTCGACTAAAATTTTCTCTACCCACCTTCCCAATCTCTTCTTTAAGTTCTGGACAAGACCCATAATACTTCTTCCAATCAGATTCGGATTTTACTTTTCGTTTCTTACCTTTTGGGGTTCTAAACTGCCAGAAGTATTTACGACCAATATACTCTCTTCCGTTAGTCTTATTTATGATACGGTAAACAAATCCGTAATATTCATTAATATCAGTAGATTCAAATACCTTTCTATTATATCTCCAAGGATTCTCATACTTAATAGTCATACTCGTCAAGGACTTCCAATGCATTATTTAGAATGCGTTGAGCAGCACCTCTTTGACGATCATCCCATTCAGGATACCACGACTCATTAGCAAGACCAGCTTTCATACCGTTAAGTCTTGCCTTCATATCTATTTTTTTAAGTCTTCCGTTCATGTACTCTCTATACCTCGAATCGGGCCAAGGACAACTTGCGTATCGTCTAGGAAATATCATAGCAATATTTATTGTATTAGTCTAGATTATCTTCTTGTTCTGTCAGAATAACACAATCTGACTGGGGCATAGCAACACAAAGAAGTGACCATCCTTCTTCTAACTGGTCATCATCTAAGAATGATTGCTCTTCATTATTAACCTCTCCTTCTAATACTTTTCCTAAACAAGCAGAACATGCTCCTGCTCTACAAGATGAAGGAAGATCTAAACCCGCATCTTCTCCTGCTTCTAAAATATATTGATCCGCTTCACAGTCAAATGTAGTCTCTTCACCATCAGGAGATCTTAATGTTATCGAGTAAGCCATGTAAAATATATAAGCTAATGTTATTTATTATACACTCTATAATTTAAACCCACTAAATGTGTCCTTTTTAACATCTTGTTTGATTCCACCCACCATATAAGACTCAACTTCTGTCTCTTGTGGTGCTACCTGAAGACCCTTAGAACTAATCCAATGCTCTGTCCAAGGTAATGGGTTGTTCTTAGCAGCAATATCATACTGTGGTTTTAATCCAATTCCTCTTAGTCTCTTATTAGCAATAAACTCAACATACTGATGAAGCAGTTTATCATTTAGACCAATCATACTACCATCTTTGAACAAATACTCTGCCCACTTCTTCTCTTCATTGACACACTTATCAAACATTTGATATGTCCACTCCTCCTCTTCCTTTACTATTTCTACCATCTCTTTATCATCACCCTTTTTCCAATTGTTTAATATATTTTGGGTGATGGCGAGGTGTTGGTTCTCATCTCTAGCGATAAGGGAGATAATTTTTGCTGACCCTTCCATAAGTTTGAGTTCACCAAAGGCAAAACTGCAAGCGAAAGAGACATAAAAGCGAATACCTTCAAGGATGTTAACATTGGCAACTGCACGATAAAGTTTACGTTTAATTTCTTTCATCTCTAAAACAGGTAGAGATGTGTTCAATGAGGAATCCATATCTTTCCAAAGACTACTCTGTCCCCATATCTGTGCCTCATTAATAAAGTCATCATAGGACTCAGTAACACTAGCAGCACGTTCTAATATCTTTGGTTCCTTAATAATAGTATCTAAAACTTCTGATGGGTCTGCATAAACATTCTTAATCACATAGGTATATGATCTGCTATGAATCATCTCCATAAAAGACCATACTTCCATACACGCTTCAAGTTCAGGAAGAGAACAATATGGTAAAAATGCCATACCAGGTGCTCTACCCTGAACAGAATCTAACATAATCTGGTACTTCAGATTAGAAGTATAGATATGCTTTTGCTCTGGTCTTAATGTTTGATAATCTCCACGGTCTTTCTGTAGAGATACCTCTTCAGGTCTCCAAAAATACCCTAACTGTTGCTTAGTTAGATTCTCAAATTGTGGATATTTAAAATTATCATAACGTTGAACACCTAAAGGTTTACCAAAAAACATAGGTTGTTTCTTGGTGTTGACATCTTCAGTATTGAAGACAGTCATTCCTTTTAATTTAGATGGCACAGGATTCACACTCCTCTTCGTTAGCGTTTTCTAGGTCTTCAAGCAAATTTTCTAAACTAGATTCATCTATTTCATCAGATTTCATATCATTAGTGTTTTGATAATAACTAGTCTTCCATCCATACTTATATGTTGTCAAGAGATCTTGTGCCATTACACTAACAGGCACTTCAGCATTTTCATAATGCTCTGGATTGTAAGACCAGTTTCCAGAGATCGCTTGATCAAAGAATTTTTGCATCACAGAGACAATATTTATGTAACCAGTGTTGTTCGGCATTTCCCACAACAAGGTGTAGTTATTCTTTAAAGTCCCATAAGACGGAACAATCTGCTTAAGGGGTCCTTTCTTTGATTTTTTAACGGACAAGTAATCTCTAGGTGGTTCAATTCCGTTTGTGGCATTGCACACAACGGAACTGCTCTCCGATGGCATTTGTGCAGACAGTGTTGAGTGCCTGAGACCGTGTTCCAAGATAGATGCCCTAAGAGATTCCCAATCATGTTGTAATGGTTGTGAACAAATTTCGTCTACGTCTTTCTTATATGTATCTATTGGTAGAATGCCATCTGAATACTTAGTACGCCCAAAGTTTTCACACCATCCTTTCTCTTTTGCAATCTCATTAGATGCTTTTATCAAATAAAACTGGAATGACTCGGCAAGTCCGTGAACAGCATCCCATGCTTCTTGAGAACCATAATCATATCCCAATTTAGCAAGATAATGTGCTAGACCTATGAATCCTACTCCAAGACTTCTACGTGCCTTTGTAGCGATTTCTGCCGCCTTTACAGGGTATTGCTGATAGTCTATCAACTCTTCCAATCCACGGACTGCAAGGTCACATAAATCTTCTAATTCATCATCTGACCGTATCTTACCCACATTAACTGCACTTAAAATACAGAGTGCAATCTCTCCAAGGTGATCATCAATATGAGTAATAGGATATGTAGGAAGAGTTATCTCCTGACATAGGTTACTCATCTCAATCTTATCTTTAAATGATGAATGCTCATTACAATGATCTATATTCATGATATAGATACGACCAGTCTCTGCTCTCTCCTTTAATAAGTCGAGGATAAGTTCTTGGGCTCCAATGGTTGTTCTAGGGACGGATTCATCTGATTCGTAACGGCAATATAAGTCATCAAACTTATCGGTCCCAAAACTCTCATACAACCCAGGACAATTATGAGGGGAAAATAACGAGATTTCTTTATTTTGGATAAAACGTTCATAGAATAACTTACTTAATTGAATACTATAATCTAATTTTCTTACTCTATTGTCTTCTGTACCTTTGTTGTTTTTGAGGACGAGGATGTCTTCGATTTCCTGATGCCAGATAGGAAAATGGACAGTTGCTGAGCCGCCTCTGATCCCGTTTTGAGTGCAACATCTGACAGTTGATTCAAATTTTTTAAGGAAGGGGACAACACCTGTGTGCTGAACTTCTCCACCTCTGATTTTAGAGTTGATGCCTCTGATTCGGCCTGCGTTAATCCCGATACCAGCACGTTGTGCGACGTATTTGCCAATAGCCATATCACTGCTAAAGATACTATCGAGGGTGTCATCAATATCAACCAGAACACAAGATGCAAATTGACGAATGGGTGTCCTGACACCTGCCATGATTGGTGTTGGGATGTTGAGTTTGTGCTTGCTGATTGCGTCGTAGTATCTTCTGACATAACTTAACCTCTTTTCTTTAGGATATTCTGCAAAAATGGTTAGAGCAATCAACATGTACATAAACTGGGGTGTTTCGTATACTCCTCCACCACTTCTGTCTTGTACCAAATATTTATCTACGACCTGCCTAAGACCAGCATATGTAAAAAGAAAATCTCTAGTATGATCAATGTATCCATCTGCTTTCTGGATATCTTCTTTGGAATATTTTGAATAAATTTCTGGATCATAGACCTGTTGGTTAACGCATTTGATGATATGGTTCTCTAACGTGGGCATCTCACGTATTTTACCATAAAGACCTTTTCTGATAGAGAAAAGTAATAATCTTGCTGCAACATACTGGTAATTAGGATTCTCTAAAGAGATTAAATCACTAGCAGATTTGATAAGAATATCTTGTATCTCTGCAGTAGTAATACCATCATAGAATTGTATACCTGATTGTATCTCTACCTGACTTGCAGAGACTCCTGCAAGACCTTTGGTTGCTTCCTCAACCATCTTATGCATCTTTTCTAGGTCAAGGGTCTCAATCCCTCTACCATTTCTTTTCTTGACTTTAATGCCGTTGGTCATATTCGTTTCCAAGTAGTAAATTTGAGATTTGCTTCTAGTCCTTTATATATGTTTGATTCTACTATACTCTGAACATCATGTCCAGCAAGGAACATATCGTTTATGTCCTTTTCTTTTATACTTGTTGGCCAGATAACAACGGAACCTCCTTCGGCAATGGTGCTGGAGATTCTTGACGTAATTTCTTTAGACCTTGGTTCGTTATCATAAACCCAAACAGGAGTGCTAACACCCCACTTCCCAACATCACCGTCTGCACCGCACATAGCGATGCTATTGCGAATGAACGTGCTGTCGAACGGTCCTTCTGTAACGAAGACTGGAGCATCTCCTCTGATGTTATCCAGTCCGTAGATTTTTGGTGCTTCATCATTAATCATTACTGTAATATATTTAACCTTGCTCGGACCTAATGATCTTCCTTGGAATCCAATCAAGGTGTTCTTGTAGAACAAAGGAATAATAATCCTTGGTTCATCATATGTCAAATCATCAAACGTATGTTTATGAGAATTTGACCATTCTTTAAACTTATCCGTGTAATAAAACTTAGTTGGATCTAGTTTTCTCTTCTCTAGATATTGTTTTGCTATCTGATTCTCTGATGCTTTGGGCAAATCCAACTTAGGTTTGAACTTGGGTGTTTCAAACTTGAGTTCTGGTTCTTCTACAACAAAATTCCTACCACCAGCAAATCCTTCTTTAAACTTCTCCATAGCATATTGCTTTTGGAGAAATGGATCAACCTCTTTTAAGAAATTATTAAAAGACATTGAAGCACCACAGTTATGGCACTTAAAATTAGTATTGGTTTTGATACCATAAAGATATCCTCTTGTCTTATTGCGATGCTTTTTAGAGTCACCACAAATAGGACAACGAAAGTTGTAAAGGTTAACCTTAACCTTTTTAAACTTAGATAATTTTGCTGAAACTAATCCAATATATTTTGAATCAATAAGATCCATTCACGAAGTTTATCTAGTTTCTTGTATTATAGTTGCTTGAGAGTCTGGTGTCAATGCACTACCAACAACCTTTTGCCCAACTGGGGATACTATGAAAGATATAATAGCAAGTCCACCAAATATTGACCACATCTTCTTCTCCATCACACGGAGTCTATTATCTACCAAGCGAATATCTCTCTCACATCCTGCCTTAATCTCTTGAGTCGAACGATTGACTTCTCTGTGAAGCGATTCCACCTTCTCAAATAATACTGCATCGATTCTATCCTGTTTGTCTAACTTCTCATCATGGACAGCAAGCATCTGCCCCATCTTCTGGTTGTTCTCCTGAAGAGTTTCAATGACTCTCTCCAGTCGATCTAATATGGCCTCGTTCTGTCTCATCCTGAGTATATATTACCATTAATATTTATTAAATTGTGATATTATATACATCTAGTCTTTGTCTTTCATCCAACGTTTCCTAGAACCAGGAGGCATCTTTATAAATTTCTTTCTCTTCTCAACTTTACCCATTACAGGAGAAAATTCTGCAACATTAGGACCAGTAGAATTGGTAGGAACCACAGCACCAGATCCCATCTCTTCTCTAATTATTCTTATTATTCTTTCTAGTTTCTTCTTTTCCATCTTTGTTATAAATTTTATAGAGTTCAGATAAACAATACAGATCAACCTGTATATCATGTATATAACATTTTGGATACTCAGGTAACTTACCCAAGAACATTACAAATGTTTTCATAGAAGACCACAGATCTTCTTCTATTTTGTAAAACAACATTGGTGTCGTTGCTTCTCCAAAAATATTATAAAGAATAATAAAATGATTTAAAAGAAGATGGCTTTTTAATTGACCAGTATTCTTATATCGTTTCAATAACCTTTTGATATATTTGAAGTGATTAAGATCTTTATCAAAATCCTCTTTGGTCACTGCCTGTGGATTCTCATAGTTCTTAATAGCAAAAAGGAGGAAGTTATCCTCCGTCAATTCAGTAAATATCATATTAAGTTTTTATCTAGTATTAGTTAGAAGGAGGATTAGATGGATAAACAGGAGCATTACCTGTGCTGATACCTGACATAGCAACTAAGATTTCTTTCTTA